GGAAGAGAATGAACCAGTTGAAGAGAAAAAGGAGTCAATATTTGATTCCGCTCTGATTAAAATTCAAGACCTATTTGGAAGAGATGACTTAAGCCCTGGTCAGATGGTTTCAAAAATGTCGATGATTCTCTCGGCAACTACATCAAAACAAATCACAGACCCAGGCAGGCTGGTTCAATGGAATGATTTTATTGCAGAGCAAGTTGATGAATCATACGATTGGGTTATTCCTGGTCTTCTTGAACGTGGAGAAAGAGTAATCGTTGTTGCTGCCGAAGGTGTTGGCAAAACAATGCTCGCGCGCCAAGTTGCGCTTTGTGCTGCTGCTGGCATTCATCCTTTTACGTATGGGCAGATGAAGCCTGTAGTCACGTTGACAGTTGACCTTGAAAACCCTGAACGGATTATTAGAAGAGCGTCTTCTGCAATTCTCACGCAAGCAATGCGTCGTGGACATGTCGCAAGAGTTTATGGAGAGGTTTTAACAAAGCCGTCTGGGATGGACCTTTTGAAGCCAGAAGACAGATTGATTCTTGAGGAAGCTATTGAGAGAGTCAAGCCAGACATTTTGGTCATGGGTCCTTTGTATAAAGCATTCGTTGACCCAGGCGGCAGGACCTCGGAGGCGATTGCTGTTGAGGTCGCCAAATATCTAGACACAATTAGAACCGTTTATGGATGCGCCCTTTGGCTTGAACACCACGCGCCACTTGGGACGACCCTGAACACAAGAGAGTTGCGCCCTTTTGGTTCTGCTGTATGGTCGCGCTGGCCAGAGTTTGGTATTTCTCTTCAACCAGACCCAACAGCCAACGAACCATACGTTTACGACGTTCGACACTTTAGAGGGGCGCGTGACCAGCGTCAGTGGCCGTTGAAAATCAAGCGAGGCAAGGTATTCCCGTTTGAAGTGATTGAGTTCATGAAAGTTGACAAATAAGTCACTAAGATAGGGTAATGAGCGAAGATAAAAGCAATAAAATTGCTACGCGTGAGTTTCTTGGTGAAAGAGACATGCGGATATTTAAACTTCGCCAAGCTGGGACCTCAACATCCGAGATAGCAAGGCGTTTTGGGATGACAACGAGCGCCGTGTCCAAGGCAATATCTCGTCAGCTAGAGAAAATGAACCGTGAGACACTGATGGCTTATCCAGAAGTTCTTCGGCTTGAGCTTGAAAGACTAGATAGTCTTCAGCAGGCAATTTGGCCATTAACCCAGCATAGAAGACAGGTAATGGATGACGGAACAGAAGTTGCCGTTGAACCAGACTTAAAGGCAATACAACAGGTTCTATCCATCATGGATAGGCGCACAAAACTTCTAGGCATGGACCAAACCAATATCAGCGTTCAGATGGATGTTGGGAATAAAACCAGCGAAACAATAAAGGCCACACTTGCCGGCTCGGAGCAGTTGAAGCAGATAGGCAACACTTTCGACCCAGAGTCTGAAGCAAGACAGCTTCTTCAACTAATGGGAATGTCGGGTGTCCTGCCGGAAAGTGCCGTGAGACAAATGCTTGGCGAGGCCGACATCGTTGATGCTGAGATAGTATCTACAGAGGAAGAAACAATCGAAGAGGAAACAAATGAGTGACAGCAACCTTGAAGCAGCAATGAAGGCCGTCGCTGACTCGACAGACCTGTCAGTAAGACCACTAGAAAAAGAAGACGAGGGACCGACAAATACATCCGTCCTAATCAGAACAACAGATGAGGTAAGAGAGCGCTGGAGAAAAGCTGCTGCGGTTGATGGAAAAACAATGTCGGCCTGGATACGCGATGTGTTGAATGCAAAGGCAAAGACCCTTCTTGAGTGCGAGCACCCATCAGTTAGGCGTTATCCGTGGTCTGTCACTTGTCTAAAATGCGGTCAAAGACTGCAATAAACACTTAACACTAATCCGCTTTTTTATCGCGTATTATTTTAAGCGGAGACATCAATGGCGAGCAGACAAGACAAATCAACGAACTACGGCCCTGATTGGGTTGAGCTTGCTGTTGGGGAATTTTTAGCTGGTGTTGATTCAGAATTCATGGAAAAGTCAGCCAAGAATTCATACACCAAACCCGAACTAAGGGAAAGAATTAAATCCCGCATCCTTGCCGGTTCTGAAGGCGGGAAGCCAGGTCAATGGTCTGCTCGGAAGGCTCAACTTCTTGCCGTTCGATACAGGAAAGCTGGCGGCGGATATCGCGGTGGATTAAGCAAGACTCAACGGTCCTTGAAAAAATGGACAAAAGAAAAATGGACAACTAGCGATGGTAAACCAGCAAACCGACCAGACGGAATGCGCAGGTATCTCCCTGCAGCAGCTTGGGAGAAATTAACTCCAGCACAAAAAGCAGCGACAAATAGAAAAAAGATTGCTGGAAGTAAAAAAGGAAAACAATTCGTTCCAAACACCATGAGAGCGGCAAAAGCTGGAAGAAGAGCAAGAAGGTCCAGATAGAAATGCCAAGATTTGACGAAGAAGACGACGAGCTCGTTGGGCTTATAAAACAATACGAAAAATATGTGATTTCAAGCCAGGGAGAAGTAGACGACTTTGACGAATGGTTAGAATCTCAATATGGAAAATCAAAGTCAAAAGTTATGAAGCCCTCAAAAAAGGGTAGAGGCTCAATGAAAAGTGGCAACATTGAGTACCCCTGAAGAACCTCCGCCCCTTATTCTAAGATTTAAAACTGGCGAACTAGTTCATGATGTTCTGCCCCCGGAAGTCGATAAAGACTCCCAGGAGCAGAAATAAAACTAACGACTCTTTTTGCTAAGAGATTTGAATTCTTCTTCAAAAATCTTGTTGTACTCATCCTGATGACGATGCTGAAGCACAAGATGCGCTCGTCTGCGAGCTTCTTGGCGCACTGAGTTCATCTGCTTCCGCAAAATGCGCTCTTCTTCATTGAGTTTTGGACGACCACGACCAAGGCCGCTGTTCTTGAGTTTATTGTATTCAGACATTAGTAATAACTCCTTTATGTCCGTCTATTTGTAGGTTGACTTAGATATTAATAACTAAAAAATGTATTGACAACCTCTGTGCGGATATTTTTTATGTTTATACTTAACCCATGGATTCCATAGAAACCCACCTACAAAGGCTTTCAAGGCAATTAGTCAAAGACCCCAAGTCTTCAGTGCCAGTGGCAGAGGTCATAGACATGCTTTTAGATGCCAAGAACTATGTCGACGCTTATGCTATTCCATTTGACGGCGATGAGCTTACAAAAATATTGCATGGCTTAAAAAGGGCATAAAAAAACCCTCGTCTTCGCGTCTCTGCACGAAATTAACGAGGGTTTTATTTATTTAAATAGCAGGAATCAGAATGGTTCTGATTCACCATCTACGCCAACGCCTACTGGCTGACGATTTGATGCTGCTGGCTTTGAGCGGCGCTGTGCCGGAGCGGATGAACCGCCCTGCGCTTGACCACCGTCCTGCTTGGTGCGACGGACAACAGTTTCAACACTGCGAGTGTTAATTGCAATTTCATCTGCAATAACTTCGACTGTTGAACGCTTTTGACCTGTCTCTTTGTCGTCCCATGAACGCTGTTCAAGGCGTCCTGTTACGATTACACCAATTCCCTTTTCCAGTGTCTTTGCAGCATTCTCGGCTGTGTAGCGCCATGCGACGATGTTGAAAAAGGAAACCTTTTCCTGCTTTTCGCCTGCCTGGTCGTACCAAACATAGTTTGCAGCTACTGAAAATGACAGGCGTGCCTGTCCGTTTGATGTGAAGGTGAGTTCTGGTTCCGCCGTAACGTTACCGATAATCACCGTTGGTGCCGGGTTCATTTCTTCTCCTTGGTTTACGTATGCCGAGGTCGGGTGACTTCAGCGATTGCAACTTTATCACCACCGCTGATAGGATGCAACCCATGACAACAACAAAAGATGAAGCACGCCTGAACCTCGTCGAACACATTGCTGGAGTGCTTCTGTACTTCTATATAGACGACGACATGAGCGAAGAAGAAATTGATGACGCATCAAATGACTGTGGAGATATTGCAAGCGTTCTTGTCCAATCAATGAATCTTGATATTTATGATATTGAGTCCGAAAATTCATTCAAAACCTCAGTAAATCTAAAAGATTTTGAGAAATTTATGACAGGCCTTCAAGACCGTACGGTTATTGGGGATTAGAGCCACTCGTCAAGAGTTAAACTATCGCTGAAGTTGCTATTGCCTAATAATTTGGTAATATTGAAGTACCCGATACTGACATAGGCAGGCTATTTACTAAAGCCTGTTGCCCTATCCGCCGAGTTCAGGAGAAAAACATTGAAGCAAATCACAGGATGGTCTATTTCTATACTTTTTGGAGCCTTGGGGATTTCAATCCCAGGTGGGACAAAGGCGGAGGTAGCCATGCTGGCACCTCTACCGGCTGTCTCTGTTGTTTCTCCAGACAGAATGGAAGAGGCCAAAAACAAGCAGGTTTTATTGGACAATTACTCATTCGGAGAGAAGAGTGAGCGAGTCAAAAATCTGCAAAGAACGATTGGAAGCGTCAGAGTTGACGGTGATTACGGTTCCATAACCCGTCGTAGGCACATCGAAAAGCTCCAATCACTAGACCTCCCTGTGAGTAATGTTCCAGAACCTCCAATGAGTGCTGTTTACAACATTCCTGGAGACCAAGCGAAGCGATGCCCAATGTGGGAACCTCTTTTCGAGGAAGTAGGGCTCCTGCCGGTTGAGGTTTTTTCATATATTGCATGGCGTGAAAGCGGCTGTAATCCAGCTGCTCAAAACGCTAGGTGGGATGCCAACGGGAACATGACTTATGCCCTGAATAAGGATAAATCGTACGATACTGGACTTCTCCAAATCAACTCATCATGGAGGTCGCGAGTTGCTGATGTTTGCGGAAAAAACGCCGTAGAAAATCGCATGAGTGGCCTCAAAGATGTCCGATGCAACGTTATTTTTGCAAAATGGATTATGGACAACTCTCAAGGCAAGCTCGGAAACTGGCGAGTATATAAAAACTAAGGTTGCAAACTAGTTTTAACGCTGGCATGATTGATTCATGGCCGCAGAGTTTGATATTCCAGCACGAAAATTTGATTTTAAAAAAGACCTAGCCTACGGGCAACAGGGTGAGTCTCTTGTATCAACATTTCTTGACGACCTTTCAGATGGTTCGTTCGAAGTGAAGAGTGATAGATACCGCAACGGGAGAATGGTTGTTGAAACAGACCAAAACCCACGCGGATACAGAGACGTGAACGGCGTGCAGGTCTGGAATAAAAGCGGGATAAACATAACCACTGCTAAATGGTGGGTTTACATTTTCTCTCCCGAGGGAGCTTTCATTGTCATTTCTGTACCTCGCCTAAAAAGATACCTGCGAGCATTCCCGGAAAGATTCAATAGCTCTAATAAGATAAACCTTGGTGGTGCGGACAATCCAGCAAAAGGTTTTCTACTTATGCCAGAAGATGTCCAAGACATGATGATTAACCAGAGATACGACGAACAAGGATAGAAAAGTGTCTGCAGAAGAAGACCAATTAGACATCATCGAAGAACTCAAAAAGAGTCCAAGCCCATTTGCTCAAACGGTGATAAACGAAATAAAAGCATTGCGTGATAACAACGTATTACTTCGCCTAGACAGGGATAACTGGCGAAATGATTATCAAAAAGAGCGCGACTTAGCTGACGAGCTTTACGATGTAGTAATGATGGAGCACTCTGAACCAAATTACGCAGAAAAATATGCTTCTGCCGTAACAAACCACAGGACGCGACGACGTGGATGAAAAGCGAAAGTGGGTAAGAAAATCTGTGAACATTGAAAGACCAGGGATGACAAATGGAGCAGATTCATTTGTAGAGTGGTATGAAGATTTAGAAGAAGAAGAAACACCCATTCAGATAAAAGACGGGAACCAACCAAACTAATGTTTTTTACGGGTCGAATACGGGGGT